AAATAGTAAGTCACCGCCTATTTCTATAACACTATCTGTAGCTAGACAACCAAGATTATCTGTAACAGATTCCAATACAAAGTTGGCTATATTGTTACCTACAAGCTTACGAATGTTGTTACTGCCAAAAACATACAAAGCATCACGAAATGTTTTTATGGCTACTATAGGAAAACCTACATTTATTACACCTGATCCATTAGCTGCTGTATAGTTTAGTTCATCGTAAGGTGCACTGAAAAATAAGTTTGTTTCTTGGGCAGGGTCACCTGCTAAGAACATGTGGTTTTGAAATACAGCAGAAAATTTGGGGTCTGTAGGAGCGTTACTATCAGTAACTTGTTTATATGTAGTACCATCATATGTTGATGCAGGGTTAATTCCATCTGTCAATATTATTTTTGGACTACCAAAATTATACTTTGTAAACCTTACCTTGCTAACATCTGTCATCGTAGGGTTACTTGTTCTAAATAAACCTGTACCCGATCCTACCTCAATAGCTGCTGCTGTCCCTGCACTTACAGCTATCTGCGTAATTGTGTTAAAGTATTTTGTACTACTTACTGTGGAATTGTTTGGCCCATTCACTACTTCAGTTTGTGCTGTGCCTAAATAGTCTGTACCTGTAATAGTAAAGGTTTTACCTGATTCATTACCTGTTCCGAAAAAAGTAACTAGTCTAGGTTGTTCTGATGCAGCCGTTGTAAAATTTACAGAACCGCCAGAAGCCAATGCACCATTGATTGTTAAGTTACCTGATCCTCCTGGTGTCTGTGAAGCACATACTCCATCCCTATCATTTGCAATAACATCACAGGTTATTTCTCCCCATGAAGTAGAACTGTTGATATATCTATGTAAGTAATTACTACCACTAGAAGGTTTTCTACAAGCTAAGATACCATCGTTGATACCATTAGCTACACATACACCTAGTGTACCTGTATTGTCTTGACCTGTAACTGTGCCATAATCATTGCTGTAACCATTTATCTTACGATACCCACCTGTAACAGCAGGTTCATAATTAGTTAGCTTTATAGCAGATCCAGGTTGTGTCTCACCTTGAGATAACACATCCCTACTGGTGTTTAGCCCACCCTGAGAAAAAACTTTAAAGGAAGCTAAATTTTCAGCCATTACATATTACCACTAAATGCACTTGTCCCTGATCGTTCTATTACTGTGGAGCGAACTACTAATATATCATCTACTAAAACTCTACGCATTGCTTTTATGCCATCTTCAAAATTGTTTTGATGCATTGCAGCACTTTGTTCATTGCTACGGAATCTCATCATAAACATCATAGCACCGTCTACAACTACATGTTTAAAACGGTCAGGTATAATTACTGTATCATTATAATTTGTTAATTCTGTGGGAAAACTCCAGTAGACGTACTCTATCTGGTAGGCTGCATCTGGCACAGGTGTAACACCAAACTTCTCTTCTAGTGTTTGATATACGTAAATGGGTGCGCCATCTCCATTAGTTAAATCACCTGTATCGTCTATGCTACGATGGTTTTGTATATAGTCATCATAAGAAATAGGTCTAAGCCTCATGGGAGTGTTACCTTTTGAGGTAAGCTTTTTAAGGTAAAAAGTATCCCAGTCTGTGCTAGAGTAATCATTAGGAAAACTATACTGTCTAGTACCTGCAGTAAGATCTTGTGTTTGAGTTGTTTTTAAGAAAGGCCACTCCTGACCATCTTGTACAATAAGACGTATACTGTTATTGATAGCATCTTTAGCTAAAGCTTGAACATTACGTACTGAGTCAAAGCCTTCACCATTAGCATCTAAGGTAACTTCATTTAACCTGCGTAATAATTCATTAACTAATGTAACATATGTAGCCATTTTAGTATCCCTTAGATGTACTTAAAGGGGCAAGTTTCCCTGCCCCTCTAGTTTTGTGCTTATGCAAGCAAGTCACGATCTACTTCGTCAGGAGCAGCATCGCCTTGATCACTAACATCCATCATCATAGCGTAAACACGTAGTTTACCTGCTGAGAATGTTGCACCATCACCTGCAAAAGTCAGGTCTAGTGTGTCTGCTGAAGCAAGCGTAACGTCTGCAGCAGGTGTAGCTGAAGGAGCATATGCCCCGTCTGCTGCGCCATCAATATCAAACGCTGCAACAAATTCGTCAGCATCTGCTGCACCCAATGTTACTGTTGCGTTTGTACCAGTGTTCATAGTTGCAGATTCTACAACACAAACACCTGCATGAAGTACCCTTGTATTAGCAGGTATTGTGAGACATTGAACTACGTCACCCGATGAACAGTCAATAGCCTGTGCAGTAAGATCAATAGTTTTCTGTATCATGTAAGGCGAACGCCCTCTTTGGGAATTACCGTGTGCAGGTAAAAGCAAAGATGATATAGTAGCCATAAGTTTATCCTCCCTTACGCTGCGTTATATTTAGCAGTTACGATAGCTTCTGGACGAAGTATCTTCCTGCCGTATAGATGCATACCGCGAACGATGTCACTAAATGAATCTGGATCACGATAAGTCTCAACTTTGTTGATTTGCTCTGCAGTTGCTACTGCTGAGTCGTGACCTGCCACGATAACACCGTAGTTAGTATTTTGGTTTGATGTCCCAGTTGTACCTGCACCTGTTCCTACCGCAGGTAGGTTTGATGATGTGTACATACGGAAGCCATGAATGTTATTCAAGACTAAACCGTTTTGCAGCCCTGCTCCACCGAAGTCAGCATTCATCATGCGTGAGTCTTCGTCTTTGAGTAGTTCTACAAACACAGGGTCAACAACGAGCCATCTGCCTCTTGTATCAACTTGCTGTTGATCTAAAAGACGCCCCATACGAGCTATAACTTGTAAGGGAGTTGCTGTTGCAGTATCAGCAGCAGTTGCACCGCCTAAACGTGGCTTCAATGGAATTGAGTGATCATCAGCAGATGATGTCGTAATGTTTCCAAAGTCACCCTTCTTAAGCTTCATAGAAGAAAGAAGTTCGTCTGTACCTGCAGTTGAAACAGCTACTGAACCGTTTACCTGGTCATTAACTGTTCCTGCATTTGCGTGTAGCGCAGACTGTTTGTAACCTGCCAAATAGCCAAGGCATTCTTGGTCCATTTGATCAGCTAGTCTGTATGCTGCACGATCAGTTGCAAGTTGCATAAAATCTACGTGACTATGGGCTTCCTCAATATCGTCCATCTTAAAAGCAAAATAATTGGCTTTATCAACAGTCAACTGAAATTCTTCATCGTCAAGATCTTGTGCTTGGATTTGGGTTCCACGAGCATATGCGGATACAGAAATTTCTGGCTCCTTAATAATTTTTACCGTGTCACCTTGGTTAGCAATCTCACCAAAATAATCGTTATTGGTAATTGCATTAGCTACGGCACTCTTGCGGAATGCAAGTTGTACCTGCTTGGAATAAATGATTGGTGAAAAGTTACCGTTTGGTAAATTCCCATAACCACTCGCTGTAGTAAAAGCCATTGTAATTCTCCTTATATAGATATGGCTATGTTAAGTTTTACACATCATATCCACGAAAGAGGCCGTTCATTTTAGGGTAGTCAGTGTTGCTAATCAGTTGGCCTACTTCATAGCTACTGGGCCTATATGTCTGGGTAGTTCTTATTGTGGCTTAGTGTTAGTCACACGATAGAGTAACATTTAAGTCACTCTAATCATGTTAGTAGTTATACTTACGAATTTGTTATTGTCAAGTAATTATTTAGACATATCGTAAATAAACTTTCCACTACGAATAGCTTCCATGATCTCATCAGATCGTTTCTCATATTCTCTAGTGGACATCTTGTTAATCTGAGACTCACGAAGGTATGTATTACTTTCTTCAGTTTCAGGTGTATTACGTACACGAGCCTTAACAGCCTTAGCTGCATCCTTATCGCTTGTGCTACGTTTGTTTGTAGTGATACCATTGTCTGCTTTGTACAAGTCTATTACTCTTGCTACAGACTTAGCATCATCAACATTCTCATATAGTGCGTCTTGTACCCACTTAGGCTGTTCTTTAGCCCATCCATGAAACGCATCGTTAGAACGTATTTCCTGAAAGTCGGGGTGCATACTCAGTAATTCAGCTTCAGCTTTCTCACGTTTAGCATTTATACGTAGCTCTTCTACTTCTTTTAAACGCTTATCAATATCTAGTGAACGCTCTTGGGCTTTCTTATCTGCTATAGCTTCTACTATTCCTGCTACATCAGGATACTTCTTAGCCCAAGTTTCTATCTCTTTGTCTGACTTAGGTAGTACAAGTTCATTCTTAGCTGCTGAGTCTAGCTGTCCTTTTAGCTTTTCTATTTCTGTCTTATGCTCTTCAGCTTTGTCTTGCATGAAACGTTGAATGTCAGCATAGCGTTGCTTAAATGTTTTCTCTTCTGCGCTTAAGTCATCGTCTGAGACTTCTTCTTGTGCTTCAGCTTTAGATTCTTCTTCTTGTTTGGAATCACCTTTTGCTTGAACTGGGGCGTCCTTAATAGCTTTGCTACTGGGTTCTTCTTCCTGTCCTGAGCCACCTGTGTGTTCCTCTAAGAGTTGCTTTAGCTCTTCTTCGTCACGCTGTGCACGAGCCGCATTTCTACGATGCGCTGCAGAGTCTACCATTATAGGCTTTGCTTCTTCCGTTGCTGCTGCTGTTTGTTCTACCATTTTGTTTCTCCTTATGTTGGGGCCAGCCGAAGCCAGGTATCCTTATAGTTATATGGAATTA